TACAATTCAATAAGAAATCCTATGCTGAAGCAAAGAAATGGATAGAAGAAGCTGGTGGCTCATGGCAGGGAGGTAAGATACAGGGATTTACATTCCCTTTTAATCCGGAACGTATATTCTCCATTTTGAAAGAAGGTAAGCGATGCAACCTGCAACAGGATTACCAGTTTTTTGAGACTCCGGCCGATGTTGCCGACTGGCTGGTTATGCTTGCCGGTGGAATAAATGAAGCTGATACAGTGTTGGAGCCAAGTGCCGGACGTGGTGCTCTGATAAAAGCGATTCATAGGTCGTGCCCGTCAGTAACAATTAAATGCTATGAACTGATGCCAGAAAATAGAGAATTCCTTTATACACTTGATAACGTAATACTGCTTGATGAAGATTTTACCAAAGACAGTGTAGGTAGTTACACTAAGATTATTGCAAATCCTCCGTTTTCCGGTAATCAGGATATAGAGCATGTCAGGCTTATGTATGATCGATTGGAAGAAGGCGGCACGCTTGCGGCAATAACTAGCCAACACTGGAAATTCGCTTCGGAAAAGAAATGTATTGATTTCCGAAACTGGCTGAAAGAAGTACATGGAGAAGTGTTTGAAATCAGCGCAGGCGAGTTTAAAGAGAGTGGCACTTCTATTAGTACAATGGCGGTAGTTATAAAAAAATAATTCAAAATGGAACAAAAATGAATGGAATCCACCTGTGTGAAAGATGTAAATATTGCACGCATTCACCCAATTTATTTCAGCCATATTATTGGTGTTCGTGGTATGGGAAAGAAGTAAAAACACCGATTAACAGATGTGATAAAATAACTCTCAAAACAGATAAGATATGAATATAGACACAGAGTTTAATGTAGGTGATAGTGTATGTTACCTAAGTGGTGACAAAATATATCATACCACCGTTGGCAAAATAACTATTGAAATATCCTATGAGGATGATAGCTTTTTGATGGTTTACAAACTATCTGACGGTGCAAGTGTACCAAGAAATAATTATCCACAATGGGATAAAAGGCTTTTTAGAGACAAAAAGAGTTTAATAAAATATTTATCAGAATCATACTAGAGATATATGAATAAGATAGAAAAACTGGCTGGAGAATATAACTCCACCTTTGCTCGACTGGCAGTAATAGAAAGTGAATTGACCAAAGAATGCCAGAAGTACGTTTCCTGGGATACCGTTCAGGTAAGTATCACTGGTGGTGCTCTCATTGTCAAAGCAAGAAATGAGATAGATGCCGTTCCTTTGGAGGATTTTGTTGACCATGTAAACGAATATGGAAGCATGTCAGAATCCGCCTACGGACATTTGGCTTGGTATTCGATTTAAAACGGAACAGAAAGGAGGAAATATGGGATTAAGTATTTATGCCTTAAAATTGGGCGATAAAATATCAAGAGAGGAATATGATAATACTGGGAATGGGTGGTATGTTTATCAAGCGCACGGAATGGAACCGATAAACCATATACCTACGGTTGAAGAAGGCTGCTATAAAGCTGATGTTTTATATTCCGACTGTGATATTTTTTATTCACAATATTCTACTTTCAGAGATATAATATCACATGTGGTTTTGAAACATGATGTAAAGTACGTTTGGAATAACGTAAACAACTTCATAGGTAAGCCATTCATTGAATTTTTGCAAACATCTGATTGTGAAGGTGCGATAGATTATACGGTAGCAGAAAAGATACTGCATGATTTTGAGGAATACGAGTCTGTTATAAAGCCAGAATTAAATGAATATCTGTGTCGTTTTTTCGATCATTATGTTTGTGTCCTGAAAAAGACTGTAGAGAATAAAGGAATAGTGTATTACTCATAACAAGATAGAAATGAACAAGAAAGAGCAGCAAGCAATAGACTTCCTTCGCAGTATGGAACGTGACGATCTGCTATCACTCGGATTTTCAGGAGGTAAGGATAGTGTAGTTATACTTGACCTGGCTGAACGTGCAGGCATTAAGTATAATGCGATCTACGCTAACACCACAGTAGATCCACCGGGCACGATTAGCTTTATAAAGAAAAACTATCCACAAGTTCAGATAATGCATCCAAAGAAATCTTTCTTTAATCTAATTGAGGAGAAAGGTTTTCCATCTCGTTTACGTCGGTTCTGCTGCGAGAAGCTGAAAGAGCGATATGGAATTGGTAAGCGAAGCATTGAAGGAATGAGAGCTGCCGAAAGTAGAAATCGAAAAGATTATGAGCCGGAGCAGTGTGATACAAGAAAATGGATGAAAGGCGCAAAGCATATTCTTCCTATCCTCACATGGACAGAAGAAGATGTTTGGAGCTATATCCGAAAATACGGATTACCATATTCAAAGTATTATGACGCTCCATATAATTTGAGCCGTCACGGTTGTGTCGGCTGTCCTCTCTGCAATTACAAGCAGATGCAATTAGAGTTTAAGATGTTTCCCGGTTATGCTCAAAGAATGATAATAGCCGTTGAAAGATATATGAGCACTCACCCTAATGGTTTCCTTTCCCGCAATTTTGCAGACGGTTATGAAGCTTTCTATTACTACATCAACGAAATACCTATTGCGGATTTTCATGAGCAAAAGAAAGGGTTATTCAGATTTAGCGCAAGGGAAATTATTCGAAGAGAGATTTTAAATCAATTAACGTAATACAAGATAATTATGAAGAATATTATCACTCTTGTGGTAATAGCCACAGTATTTGGGTGTAGCCACCCTATCGAAGATAAAGAATACCCAAAGATATACTATACTAGGCATAGCAGCATAACCTATCTTAATGACAGTATAGTAGTTGTCAGCACTCATGTAAGTGGGCTTGATAATTACGAAACAAAGATTATTAATTTAAAAAAGAAATAACTGAATTATGAAGAATAAAATAATATCCGGCATTATAGCTGCACTGTCTTTACCCGTATATTTTTCTCTACTTTGGGCTATTGATCAGTTTTTGTTAGTTAGAATTGTCTTAGTATTTGTAATGATAGCATGTATGATCGTATTGGTGTACAAGATATCCAAACTTATTCTTGACGAACATTTTAAAAAGCATAATAAGCAATGAAAACAATATTATTTACAATTATATTTATTATCGCCCTATTATGGGTTGGCGATCTAACAATTACATTTAAACCGTTTTCCATCTCGTTGCCCGGTTGGTATAAGCCTGTAGGTATCCTTCTATTTTTTCTGTCAATGGCGGTATATACTATAGGGGAATATACTAAAGGCTATAAACAGGGTTTCGATGATGGGATAAAGGAATGTGTTGAAATACTTAAAAAGAAAAATCCATGAGCAAACTATACAAAGTAACCATTTTCGGGGAATCATTCTTAATCGGGTGGTTCCCTTTTTCTTCACGCTGGTATAACAAGCTAAAAATAATCAAACAACACATAACAAAGTATTGACAAGCCGTGTCAGTACTTTGTTTTCCTCATTTTTCCCCTTAGCTTCCTTATTAAGTACCTTCGTTTCTGTAACGCAAAAAAAGCAATTATGGAAATTATTTACAGAAAACTAGAGGAACTGAAGAAACTGGAAAACAATCCAAGAACTATTTCAGATGAACAGCTAGACAAACTTAAAGAGTCAATCCGAAACAATCCGGATTATTTCGAAGCCCGACCGATCATCCTGTCAGACCGTACTGGCGAATTGATCATTATAGCCGGAAACCAAAGGTATGATGCCTGTATATCGCTAGGTATGCAACAAGTACCGACCGTTCTTATTCCCAACCTGACCGAGGAAAGGGAACGTGAACTAATCATACGTGATAACGTTAACAACGGACAATGGGACATAACCAAGTTGTTTGACTGGGATTGTAACGAGTTGCTTAATTGGGGTATGGAAGGCATCAGCTTTCCTGATCCGACAGATTTTTCAGAAGATATAGAAGACAGTCATAATGTACTCAAGAACGCAAACTATGAAGCCGGAGCTCATATCAAATATTTAGTATTTGAGGGGTATAAGATTCCAGTCAGTGAAAGCGAACTGGAAGCACTGAAAGCACGGGCTTCTGAATATTTGGATGAGAACGGTGTAATGGTTGGTTTTGTTAATAATCTACTTAGCTTATGATGGAATACATAGACATATCAATATTGAACCCGGCAGAATATAACCCACGCCTGCTCACTAATGAAGCACAAGAAGATTTAAAAAAATCCATCAAGGAATTAGGCATTATCAAACCGATCATCATACGTCAATCGGATAAACGTATCATGGCAGGACACCAACGTACAAAGACAATGAAGCTGCTTGGGTATACCCATATTCCAGCCTTTATTCTTGATGGTGTAAACTCCACCGATGAAGTAAGGTTCAACCAACTTCACAACTATGCGGAATGTGAGTTGTCGGAAATCCAACCAGAAATCAATGTAAGTCCTCCTAAAGGAACAGAAGGATTTTATACTGTATCCAACAAAGATATCTCCATTCTTTCCAAAGGAGGAAACAACTCACGTGTTGTTGACCTTACGAAAATGATTCTCCGTTACGGCCAGTTTGCAAATGCCGTATGTGACCATACCGGGAAAGTGATCATCTCAACAGTATATGCCAAAACGGTAAAACTATTAGGTATGGACCTACTTGTATATGTCCTTCCAGAAGGGAAAGAAGAAATCGCGCTCAAATACTTCTCTAAGGAATATGGAGTGTTCGAGTATTCCCATCTGGAACGAAAGACCTATATACAGTCTTTTGCCCAAAAGGCACGGCTACGGCAAAAGAACGGGGTTCCAAGCAAGCGTAGCCATTCAACGTTGTATGAAACGCAGGTTATACCATACATCACCAAGGATATGCGCATACTCGATTTCGGTGCCGGACAAAAGGATTACGCAACCATACTGAAGAAAAAAGGCTATCTCATTGACGCCATTGAATTCTTCCACCGCAAAGATGGAGCGGACATCATTGATGAAAAGGAAATCAGGCAAGACTGTGCTTCCATATGCAAGACCTTGTCGGACTACGGGCTGTACGATGTGGTTGTGTGCGATAGCGTGTTGAACTCTGTGAACTCAGAAGAGGATGAAAAGAATGTCTTACTTTCGTTATCAGCATTATGCAAGCCCGGAGGAATGATATTCTGGTCTGGCATTCCGCTGCTGTTCGCCCAGAAATCATCTGAACGCAAGGAAACACACGACCATCGTTCTAAAGCCGTATTCCTTGACGCAAAGAACTTCACAGCCAACTTCCGTTTTGGTGAATGGTACTTCCAGCATTATCATTCCACAGCTGACATCGTCAGATTAAACACAGCTTACATCGGAAAGGATTTTAACATATTCGATAAAGGAATGAAGATAAGCCCAGAAAAAGAGTTAAGAGGTTCGTCATTTCAAGTAGCATCAACCAACGGAAGGAGCGCAAGTAAGAGTGATTATCTGAAAGCGTTGCAATATGAATTCACACTTCCTCTTCCCAATAATCGCAAATGGGATTTGGACAAAGAAATTATACCAATCTTTAAAACACTATAAACAATGGCAGCACCTAAAGGAAATCAGTTTTGGATGTTACGCAGCAAGCATGGCAGGGATAAACTCTTCGCCACGCCTGAAGCGTTATGGGAGGCGGCGTGCGAATATTTCCAATGGTGTGATGAAAACCCATGGACAACAAGAAAGGCTATACAACGTACCATGCCTGTTAGACGCAAAAAAGGTAAAAGAACAGAAACTGTTAATGAACAGCAAACACAACAAGAAGTTTCACCTACACAGCGCCCCTACTCTCTCACCGGATTATGTATCTATCTAGGTACTTCATCACGTTGGTGGAGTAGCTTCAGAAGTGAATGCATGAAAAAAAATGATGAAGATTTTTTGCACGTCATCGCGCGGGTGGAAGAAACCATCGAGACTCAACAATTTGAAGGAGCCTGTGTTGGCGCTTTCAATGCAAACATTATAGCCCGAAAGCTAGGGTTGTCCGACAAACAGGAAGTGGATCATACAACACAAGGCAAACCCTTCAACGGATTTGACTTTCTTCCCTATACTCCCGAAGCTGACAAATTGAAGTGATATGGAGCAAAAGGTTAACTTAAAACAGCGATTGGCATACAATTTTCTTCGTGACAGCAAAACGAAATTTTTATTGTATGGTGGTGCCGGAGGTGGTGGTAAATCATGGCTAGGCTGTGAATGGCTGATGCAATGTGCCTACTATCTTCCCGGTACTCGCTGGTTTGTTGGCCGAAATAATTTGAAGGATAGCCGTGAGTCCGTTACCGTGACCTTCAATAAGGTAGCATCTTCTCACAGCTTCACGGCATACAAGACAACAAATGAAGGGATAGCCTTCGACAACGGAAGTGAAATCGTTTATATTGACTTGACGTATTATCCGGTGAAAGATCCGATGTATGAACGATTGGGGTCTAAGGAATATACAGGAGGATGGATAGAGGAAGCTGGTGAAGTGCACTACCTTGCCTTCGAAGTCTTGAAAACCCGTATCGGCCGCCACATGAACGATGTATACCATGTACCCGGAAAGATACTTATCACCTGTAACCCGAAGAAAAACTGGCTATACCGTGAATTCTACAAGCCCTGGAAAGAAGACAAATTACAAGCTCCTTATGCATTTATCCAAGCTTTGGTGCAGGATAATCCTTGGGCAACAGAAGACTACATCGAAAGTCTTCGAAACACAAAAGACCGGGTAACAAAGGAACGCCTATATTTCGGCAATTGGGAGTATGATAATGACCCGACTGCCCTGTGTAACTACGACGCTATCTGTGACTTGTTCACGAATGAGTTCATTGCTCCTGCAGGTGAATCTACCGGTTCTGCAGACCTTGCAATGAAGGGACGAGACAGATTTATCGCCGGTCATTGGAAAGGGAATGTGTGTTTTATCAAACTGGATCAGGAATACAGTACTGGAAAATCCATTGAAACAGACCTGAAGCGGATGATGATAGAATGCTCAATTCCTCGTAGTAAGATGATTGCGGACTCTGACGGATTGGGGAACTATCTTGAAAGCTATCTGAACGGTATCAAGGAGTTTCATGGAGGAGCACGACCTATTAATCCTGAATTTGACAATTTGAAATCAGAGTGTGCCTTCAAACTGGCTGAGATGATTAACAATCGATTGCTTCGTATTGTATGCACGGAAGCACAGCGAGAACGGATCATTGAAGAATTGTCAGTTCTCAAACAAGCACATATTGATGCAGACACACGGAAGAAAGGAATAATCAGCAAAGAAAAAATGAAAGAAATATTAGGTCATTCCACAGATTACCTTGATATGTTGATAATGGCAATGATATTCCGTATCAAACCAACACCAAAACGACCAAAAGCAAAAATAGGAAAGATATGACAGTAAAAGAATTTTTGACAATAAGCAGCATTGCCACCGAACCCGAGGTCATTAGAACCAAGTTGGATGAACTGAGAAAACCTTATCAACTAGGGCAGTATAAGACACCAGATACCCTAAACGACATAAATATGGGAGAACTGATGCAACTGCAATCCATCGAAACAGAACACGATATATTGTTCGTTCCCTGTACTGTACTGATGGGGCTGAGTAAACGTTATATATCCCAACTTCCAGCTAGCGATGTACTGGGATTCGTACAATGGGTGGCCAAAGAAGTTGAACGAATAAATAAACTATTCGCGTCGACTAATGTACCACCCACACCCGAAGAGAAGCAAGCAGGATCCGAATTGCTAAATTTTGGACCTTTCGGCATGATTGATTACTATGCGCAGCGCATGGGTATCACTGATCATGCAGAAGTAGACAGCGTGCCATGGGTCAGAGTATATAAATGTCTTGACATGGACGCCAAAAGAGTAAGATTCGAACGTAGATTAAGAAACATATTAAGTAAGAAGAAATGACGGTAGAGCAAAAAATTAAAAAGATAGTAGACTCCATGGAGGGTGTAAGTTACCTTTTTGACAACTGGCAAACAGCCAATATAAGACTGGACAAGATTAAATTGCCGGCAGTGCTTAATCTCCTTCCTGTAAGCGGAACTTTTAATCTAGGCAGACAGCAGTTAAGAGACTGCCCTAACTGTATGATGGCATTCATGGATAAAACCAAGTTCGATTTTGATGGCACAGAAAATGATGCAGTGATAGAAGGATGCAAGAATAAAGCCAAAGAATTCATATTGCTATTGAACAGGAGTGGGATGTTCAAAGAAATATCAGGAGATATCCCTTATTCTGTGTTCTATGACAAGCTGGATGTTAATGTAACCGGAATAGTTATCCAACTTAAGTTAGAAGAGATAATGGGTACTGTTATTTGCAACAAGAGCGTGAAAGAGATTGTATATGGCAGCAGAAACTAAAGCCGGAACCCTAAGAATAATAGGTGAAGAGCTGGAAGCGTTACGCAAGCGAATTATAGCCAACCATGAAGCAGCTGGACAAGTAGCCAGTGGAAGGACAAAGGGCAGTCTGAAAGTAGAAATATCGGAGGACGGAGGCGTTTTGTGGGGCAGGCAGGCATTCGCGGTACTAGAAACCGGACGTGGGCCAGGGAAAGTTCCGAAAGGATTTTACAAGATTATCCGCCAATGGGTGGAAGATAAGGGTATACAAGTAAAGAAGCCCGATTCCTTCGCCTACCTTGTCGCTAGAAAGATAGCCAAGGAAGGAACGGAACTATACCGAAACAGAAAACATGAGGAAATCTATTCCCGTGATCTAGAAAATACCGTGGACAATATAGCCAGCAGGGTATCGGCTATATATGAAACAGAAGTTGAACATATAAATCTGAATTTCGACAATGAGAACACATACGATAGATAATACAACAATTGAATATCCTGACCAAATAGGATTCTGCTTTAATCCTGTGATAATAAATATCCTTGGCGGAAACTATCAATCTGTTACTGCAACGGTAACGGACACCACCACAGCCACATCAGACAGAGAGAACAGAGCGACGTTCGGTGGTTCCTGCTTCTTTGACCTATCATTCTATACGCAGAGCTATTTTGACGAATACAGAGAAGTCGATTACAAGTCAACTCACGCCGAAGATAGTAAGTTAGGACGTCTGTTTAGCATAGAGCTTGATATGTATAACGAATCAGGAACACTTGAAAACAGCTTCCAGTTCAACGTATTCATATTGTGGGGAACCAGTAAGGTTGGAGAGCAGTATAATGGAAGCCGAGTGCTGACATGGTTCAAAAACTACCCATTCTCTGTAGGCTTATACTCTGCAACATCAGGGAATGTAAAAGTAACTATAGATGGTTCCGAAAGCTCCCCTATCGCATTATCAGGACAAAATGCATGGAATATCATTCTTGCTGGAATAGATGCTTCAGACAGGGTTGAATTTTATCTACCTGGAAGTAATACGGCAGCATCTGTTTTTGACCACACCTTTGATTTCACCTTCCGAGGGCTGCTCAATATGGCCACAAAGATCACTTGTAAGGTTGACAATTCAGACTGTGGAATATACTTGAGATGGATCAACCGCCATGGAATGTGGTGTTACTGGCTATTCATGCAAGGAGACGAGACTTCGCAGGTATCCAATGACGGAGAGTTCATCAGAAACAATATGCAGGATTACAGTTACAAGAACGGATACCATGGAGGTAGCGGACGAAAGCAAAGGAAAATGGAAGAAACGACACTTCCCGTATGCGCTCCATTAATAGACAGCATAACTTATGACTTCCTTTACCAAATGGCCACATCTCCTGTTGTTGATATGTTCATGGGCTATGATGATAACGGTAACGCCAGATGGATGGCCGTAAATGTGTCTGTGGGAAATTTCGTCAAACAGCGGGTATCACTGCAAGACTTTGAAGCGAACATTATATTACCTGAAACTAACGTGCAGAGCTTATGACAGAACAACTACTATTCATAGATAACAAAGCAATGGATATTAATGAAAGTACCAATATCACATTGAATTTTAGAAGTAATATTTTTAGCGATGTAAGCAAGATCACAAGCAACAACACATACTCCATCAAGCTACCTTTGACAGTCAACAACTGTCATGTGATTAATTATGCGCATCTCCCATCCCATTCAGCACAATATGCTCGTATCAACCACAAAGGACGCTATTTGCGCAATGGGATTGAAATCATATCGGACGCCAGCGTCATTCTTATAGAAATATCCGAAACCATAGATATAGCCATGACATGGGGCAATGTTTCTAAATTTGCAGAAATTGTAAATGACAACAAGACATTGCAGGATTTATCGTACGGCAGGACAGAAAACGAAGATTACATCATTTGGAAGAAAGGAGACAATTCGCCCCGAATACCTAAAATTGATTATGGCTTTAAAAATGATGAGCCGGCTGCCTGGTATCACCCTGTGGTTACAGCTATGTGGGTTTTGAACAAAATAGAAGCTGATGCCGATATCACCTTTAAATTCCAAGAACAACACTACGAACTGTTGAAAACTTTAGTTATTCCATTGCTTTCAAGAAATAGCGCACCAAAAGAAATCGAAGCTCGCACTACAACTTTAACAAATGACGGAATATCTCCATATAATATTCCAGGAGGATGGATTCTCAAAATATTCCAATTTGTGGAAAGTGGATCTGACTATTATGTGGCTATAACAAAAGATTCGTCAGGCAAGGTAATCGGATTCAAGCCGCAGAAAGAGAACGTACCCCTTAGAATTATTGGAACTATCAATATAATAGTCAATACTAGCCAGGAACCGCAAAGTTCAGGTGAATATGGTGTTTCTTTCGATATACGGAACAAAGAATCCATAACCAGCAAGTTGAAATTCAGGTGTAATCCGAGTATATCCTTATTACAAGAAAATCAATACAAGTATTCTTTCGCTATAGATGGGGAGTTTAATCCAGGAGATACAGAGGAACTCAGCGCTATACTGTACGATCCTTATGCAGAATTGGGGAATTATACAATAGAAGAAGGAAGTTATGTCAAAATAACGATGCGAGATACTGTCTATTTGAAAGACACTGATGAAGCAAACTCCCGGTTCTATTATGTTCCAAATCTACCTGATATAAAACAGATAGACTTTATCAAAGCTATAGCATCTATTTGTGGAACTTTTGCCATTCCCGGCAATGGAAATATCGTAAGCTTCGTTCCTATTGATACCATCATAGAAAATAAGACCAAAGCTCTGAACTGGACCAAAAGAGTTATCGCCTCATATAGTGCAAACCGTCCTAAAAATATATCTTTCAAAATTGACGGATTCTCTCAAAGGAATGTATACAAATGGAAAAATGACGACAAAAACAAATACAATGGAATCATATACGTTGACGATAAGACTTTGGAATATGAACAGGAAACGCTGACATTGCCTTTCGCAGCGTCTGAAATGAAAGGTGGAATCGCAACTATCCCGATATATTCCTATACATCTGACGGAGCTTTACAATATAACGAAAGTACAGATCCCAGACTACTGGTCCTAAAGAACGACAATACAGCAACTTTTGACGGTCTGGACTGGAACACTATTATTGAAAACAACTACAAATCTTATCAGAAATATATCAGAGAACCTAAGATTATTACCGAGCTGGTAGAAATCAGAGATCATGAATTACGAAACTTGGATATGTCTGTACCTGTTTATCTGGCCCAATATGGAAAATATTACGCAGTCATATCAATAAAAGCAGAGAAAACAGGTATTTGCGAATGTAAACTTTTTCAATTGGATTAATTATGGCAGACAAAGTAGAAAAGATACTTGATATCAAAGTGAATTATAATGAGGCTATCAAAGCTATAGCCGAGTATCAGACAAAAATCGACAAAGCCAAAGAAGCAGAGGCGAAACTGAAGGAACAGTTAAAGGCTGGAGACATAAAAAGGCAGCAGTACAATGAAGAAATGGCGGCATCTAAAGCCTATATCAACGACTGTAATGATTCGATACGTGTTATAACGAAAACAATGCAAAATCAGCTCAAGCAGGAGAAGGCACAAGAAAACAGCCTTGTTTCTCTCCGTGCCAAACTGTCAAACCTAACGGCTGAATACGATGCTTTATCCGAAGCGGAACGAAATGCGGATACAGGCATGGACATAAAAAACAGAATTAATGAGGTTACTGATGCTCTAAAGGGCGCTGAAGAAGAGACACAGCGGTATTACCGAAATGTTGGCAATTACAAGGAAGCTATAATGGAAGCCGCCAATGCCAATATCCCGTTCGTGCAGCAGATAAATGTAATGGTGACCTCCTTGGGTGGAGTAAGAAATTATTTGTCTGGAGTAAAAACAGAAATGCTTACTGTTTCGACCACCACAACCGGCTGGATTAGAGTTTTGAAACTGTTGAAAGTTGCTCTACTTGGAACTGGTATTGGAGTATTAATTGTAGCTTTAGGATCTTTGGTATCATGGTTCACCAAAACACAGAAGGGCGTGGAAGCGGCCAATAAAATAATGGGGGCTCTGGGTGCCACTGTAAATGTCTTAATAGACCGGGCAGGCAAGTTGGGAAGTGCTTTAGTGAATCTGTTTACCGGGAACTTCAAACAGGCGGGGAATGATGCCAAATCCATATTCGCTGGTATCGGTGATGAAATAGTCAATGAAACCAAACAGGCGTGGAAGCTGGCAGAAGTCTTGAATGAGATAGACAAGAGGGAAGTCATGCTGTCCATGTCACGTGCCTCTAACCGAGCTGAAATTGAGAAACTGAAAAAAGCTGCAGATGACCAAACCCTATCCACACAGGAACGTATTAAAGCTGCGGAAAAAGCTGCGGAAATTGAGAAGAAGGACCTTGCCGTACAGACAGAACTAGCAGAAGCAAGGCTGGCTAACACCCTTGGATTTACCGAGATGAACAATGAAGTACGCAAGTTGATGGAGCAGATTAAAGCTGGTGATATTACAGCCGATGAAGTAATAGGAAAACTTGGATTATCAGATAGTACGATAGAAGACCTTAAAGTGTTCCGTGACCAATTCAACGAACTTCAGGAGCTAATGGAAGATAGTTACGGCCGTCAGACAGAGCAGCAAAACACCCTAAACTCTATCCGCCAGGAAGGTGCAGACAAAGCAAAGGAAGCAAAGCAAACAGAACTGGAAGCAGTAAGGGCAGCAGAAGATGCTATGCTTGCCTTAGTGAAAGACAAGAGAGAACAAGCACGGAAAGAGATTGAATTGAACTATTCCCGGCAGATTGAGGATTTGCAAATCAGTTTAAAGCAAGAAGAGAACCTTACCGCTAAGGCTCGTGAAGCCATCAACGCCAAAATAAAGGCTTTGGAACAACAAAAATCTATGGAGCTTAGCAAGTTGTCCGATGAGGAGCTGAAAAAAGAACTGGAGAACCGTTTAAAAATGATATCCCTGCAATTGGAATCGGTCAAGGAAGGCAGCGAGCAGGAGTATCAGTTAAAGATACAACAATTACAGGCGCAACAAGAGGCGGAACTTACCAGCACAGAACAGACCGAAGAAATGAAACTGGCCATTAAAGCAAAGTACAATACCAAGATAGACGAACTGGCAACAGCTCATGAGCAGGATATTATCAACAAGCAACAGGAAGCCATGCGCATACGCTTTGAAACGGAAATCGCACAAGCATATGATAACGAAGAGGAAATTCTTCGTATAAGGATGGAACAAAAGAAAGCCGAGCTCGATAGCCTGCAGCAAATGGAAGGTGAAAGTATAGAAGCATTCAATCTTCGCAAGCTGGAAGTACAGAATGCTTATCTGGAATCCAAAAAAGAACTGAGCGATAAGGAGATTGAAATAGAACAAACTAAATATGAAGCAATGGAACAGGTGACAAATGGCCTTGTAGCTCTCACAGAACAAATTGGGGAATCTGACAGAGGATTTGCTATGGCAAGCAAAATGTTGGCTTTGGCAGAGATCGCCATCAATTCAGGTAAGGCGATCGCAAAAATGGTATCCGCTGAATCAGGGAAAGGTATTCTTGGTATAGCTACAATGGCATCAGGTATTGCAACAATCCTTTCTAACATTGCAAATGCTGTTAAGATAGTAAAAAGTGCTAAATTTGCAGAAGGTGGTTTGGTTACAGGACCAGGGACAGGAACGAGCGACAGTATTCCAGCACAGTTGTCGAATGGAGAATCCGTTATAACTGCCAAAGCTACGTCCATGTTCGCCCCTATCCTATCATCCTTCAATATGATGGGTGGAGGTGTACCAATTAATGTAACAGCAACGAATAATCAAACTTTAGGCGAAGATATGCTGGCCAGAGCAGTCGCCAAAGGAATGATGATGGCTCCTGCCCCTGTCGTTTCTGTAGAAGAGTTTACTTCAGTTGCGAATAGAATTAAATACATAGAAGAAAGCGGTAGTTTATGAAAGCATACGAACTATTATATATAAACAGGAACACTCTTAGGATAATGTCTGAAATGTCATTAGATGCATCAGATATTAAATACCTAGAAATGTATAAAGACTACACCCGTCTTACGGCTGAAGGTCATAAAAAGGCATATATCATGCAGTACCTGGCAGATGAATACAGCATTTCAGAAAGGACCATCTATAGAGTCATTGACAGGTTGTCCGTTGACGTTTCAATTCAATAAGGGGGAAGATTATTCTTCCCCTTATTTTTTTACTGACAAAGCGTGTCAGTGCTATTGTGTTCTGAAATTCTTATAGCCATATACCGTTTTTTACCTTTGCTTCAAAATAGATTATATATGGCGAAATTATACATCAACAAAGATATTGTTGCGGATAAAGACAAAATGGAAAATTGGTATCTAACTGGTGAAGAGGGATTGTCTTTTCCCGATATTCAAAATTTCCTATCTTGGATAGATCCGAATGACCACGTTATTGATATTGAGATACATTCATGCGGTGGTGATGCCGTTGAAGGGTATGCCATTTATGACGCCTTACGTGCTTCAGGAAAGCAAATCAGCTGTACTGCAGTAGGACGATGTGCATCCATGGCAACCGTGATATTATTGGCCGCTGCAAAAGAAAGACGTTTTGCTTATCCACATGCAAAGTTTCTTATTCACAAGCCTTATATGGCTTCATACGATGGAGACCTTGATCTTGAAACCCTAGAATCAATAAAATCAAACTTGGAGAGTGAAAAAAACAAGATGCTAGCTTTGTATGTAGAACGCACAGGATCGGAAGCCTCAGTTATCGAAGCCCAAATGAATAAAGCCGGTTGGTTTGGTGGTGAAACAGCCAAACAATTAGGTTTTATCACGACCGTTCTTATGCCTACAACTGCCAAAGGGAGAACTTACACATTTAATAACAAAAAAATGAACAAAGAAAAAGAAGTAACAGTGAAGCAGACTATCATAGACAGGCTGCTGGCCAAATGCGGCTATCAAAAAATTGAAGACGTACAGGTCGTATCTATGGAATTGACAAATGCCGAAGGTAACACGCTTACCGTGGAAAGAGATGAAGGTGAACCCCAAGTAGGAGATACAGCAAGTCCCGATGGCGAACATGTCATGCCTGACGGAAAGACTATCATTGTGACAGATGGCGTTATTACAGAAATTAAAGATCCTGATGAATTGGAAGAGGATGAAGTGAAAGCTTTAAAAGCCCGTATAGAAGAGTTGGAAACTGAGAATGCTTCTCTAAAGACGAATGCCCGTACCATTGAGGACAACAAGATTCTGAACGCAGTCCGTATGGCCGGGGGCGAAAACTGGCTGGCAAAACATTGTAGTACTTATAAAGTGTCAGCTCGTACCCAAACGTTCAACAAGGGTATAAAAGGAGTAGAAGAAAATGAAACGCCTATTCAGAGAAAACTTCGTGAAGAAAGAGAAAAAAGAAACAACAAGTAATAAAAGGAGGGGAAATGCCTATTTTAGATTTTGACAAACTTACACCTGATAATCAGGCTGTAAAAGACTTGAAAGACCTTATTCAGTTAACAGTCTTTCAAAACGAGGACATGGAGCGTTTTATGACGTTTATGCCCAATGTGACTAACGGTAAAAAAGCAGGTTTTATCGGTGAAATGGAAGATATCGGAGTAGCCGGCTCCGGATGCGACCCTGAATATAAAAAAGTGGCTATCGCTGCCGCCCAAAAGGAATGGGAAATCGGGGATTGGCAAATTCCTTTGGAAATGTGCTATACAGACTTGGAAAACACCATTGCCAAGTACTGCCTTAAAACGGGAACAAATATAGGAGACCTGACATCGACCGAATATATGGACGGTATTGTACTGCCGAAGCTGTCTGAAGCTATGATGAAAATGATGTGGCGTTTTACATGGTTTGGAGATAAATCAGCAGCGTCTGTCACTGGAGGTGGTCAAATCACTGACGGAGTAAACATCGAACTATTTAAAACATGTGACGGTTTTTTCAAACGTCTGTTTGCCATCTGTACCAACAATGCCGAACAGCACACTGAAATTGCAGCCAACGCAGAAGAATCATATGCATTACAAAAATCAAAGATGAAAGAAACAGGCATTGCCACATCAATATTCGATGCGATGTTGCAAGATGCCGACAGCCGGATTTTCCAAAAAGACGGATGCGCAATTTTCGCCACCAAGTCAATGTGCGATGCTCTGACTCACGATATGAAAGAAAAGTACAAGGTAATCATGCCCTGGGAAGTTGTATTTGACGGTGTAGAGGTCAGCAAATACGATGGAACAACCATCGTTAAATGTTCCATTTGGGATAGATTTATTCAAGCCTATCAGAACAACAAAACCAAACTTAACTTACCGCATCGTGCTGTTTTATGTTCTCCTGAGAACTTGATGTATGGATGTGAGGGCACCGAACCGATGTCGGACTTGGATATCTGGTTTGATAAGAAAGCCCGCAAGAACTACATTTATTCAACAGGAAAATTAGGTTCCATGATTGGCGAAGATGAGTTGGTACAGGTAGCATACTAACGAAAAAGAGCAAATATGGCAATATGTGATATAACAATCAAAAAGGACATCGCACCATCGTGCGATGATCCTATCGTTCCCGGGCTGGAACAGGAAGGTGTGATAATGAATCGCGCAGACGTGGATTTCGGTGCGGTTACATTCAACGCAACCCGTAAGAATGTGATCGAAACTCTTGCACTGAAAACAGGTAAAAAAGGTTACAAGGTACAGGTATTCGGTGCAACCCCCTTTACTGGTACCAATACAACCTTGGCAACAGGAACCTATCGTAACACGTTTACTAACATAGTGAACATGGTTGTATTAGCAAATGACCCCGATGTATGCAATGACATTATTGACGGGCTTGCTAACGGTGATTTTGTCGTTGTATTGGAAAATAAAGCCAAAGGGTTAAATAAAACCGAAAATCCGGGAGATTCAGCTTTCCAGGTTTACGGTTACTACCAAGGTTTGAAAGCCGCAGAGATCGGTAATGACAAGTATTCCGAAGAAACGGAAGGGGGATGGAATATCTCTTTGCAAGAAACCAAGGTTCCCAAATCAGCATTATTCTTGTACAAAACATCTTACGATGCGACAAAAACGCTTGTTGAAACACTGACAAAACCAGCTGAATGATTATGGAGTTAGAAGAAGTGGTTGATAAATTAAAGGAGCTAGGAGATCTTCCCTCCTACTCCTCTTCTGATAAATCGGAGATAGAAAGATTGTACAAGGAAGTATTAGGAAAAGAATTCACCAAGACATCGTGTAACGACTGCTATCGCGATGCTGTAATCGAAATGACTGTTTACATCAAAAAGAATAACCGTATGAAAGAAAAATGTAATTATATATTAAAGAATGGTGTCCTGCTTCAACCGGAGTTCGGAAGCAATAAAATGTACACTAATGACAACCTCACTGATGAAGTTGCTGAAAAGTACCTTGCCAAAAATCCGAAAGGTGAAATTTATTTCGCCCATGTACCTACGGACTGGAAAGAACGTGTTAACAAATGTGGATACAATCAAAGCCTGCTTGATTCAATGGTAGAATCATTACAAGACGGAGTTTCTGAAGAATCCGTGGCTGACACGTTGAAAGATTTCCAAATCAACGGCAAGAAAATCAGTAAAAAAGTTCTGAATCTGCATCTAAGCAAGGCCATTGAAATTGTGAACGCAATGAATGGAGAAGGCGAAGATGAAGTTGAATAAAAGAAATAAAGGACGAACGTAAACCTCGCGAATATGAGAGTAAGAGATCTAAAAAAGAAAAGCAGTAACCGCATTGATACAAGCTATTTACAAAATCTAGGAATTCAAGCCTACGGACAGGACAACCTATATCCGCAGACATTAAAGAATATCATTGCTGCAAGCTCTACTGCATCTGAATGCTCAGACCGTTTCGCTGACTTCATTGAAGGAAACGGATTTCGTGAGGTTGCTTTTTCCAAATATGTAGTCAATCGAAAAGGTGACACATTGGATGATGTGCACATGTTACTATGTAAAGACATGTCCGAACTCAATGGAATAGCAATCCATGTTAACTACAATGTTTTCTGTGAGATAGTGGAGATGCAGCACGTACCATTTGAAAATTGCCGTCTGACAGAAGAAGATGAAAACGGTTATGTGGCAAAAATAGCAGTACATCCAGACTGGAGCGGAAAGAAGACACGTAAAGGGAAAGCTCTGCAGGTCAAGAAAGAAAACATCGACTATATAGATGTTTTTAACCCTCAAAAAGATGTTATACTGGCTCAAATAGAAGCAGCCGGAGGCATTGAATACTACAAAGGTCAAATCCTATGGGTGTCAATGGCCGGGAAAAATACTTATCCAGTCGGAAAAGGTGACCGGGTAGCTACAGAGATGAGTACCGATGAAGGGCTGTCCAATGTCAAGTACAGAAATGTACGAAATAATTTCTTCCCTGGCGCTATGATATTCACCAAAAAGGGATCGAACATAACCTTTGACGAAGAAGGCAACGAAGTGAAAGATACAGACGATGATGACAGTTTCTCAAATACACTCATCCAGTTGCAAGGTGATACGAATGCAGCAAAGATCATGGAAGTTACTTTAGAAAACGATGAGGAAAAGCCTGAAATAGTAAATATGAACTCACAAAATTACGACAAAGAATTTACCGTTACTGACGCAAGTGTGGTTGAACGTATTTATTCAGCTTATGGCCAAGAGCCATGGTATTGCATCCGTATTGGTAAAGTCGGATTCTCAGGCGATATTTTGGAAGATGCTTTCGAGTATTACAATTCTATCGTAAGCAAGCAACAACGCTTAATAGAGCGTACCTTTAGCCGTATATTCAGCTATTGGTATGAAGTAGTCAACCCCTCTAATGATTATAGTGTGGAACCATTAAAGTATGTACGAAATGCAGCAGTATCTAATAACAACAGATGAGGTATCGGCTTTGTCTCGCGGAATGTCTGTACATCTCGATCCTGACAAGATAGAAACCTACATCCGTGAGTCGGAGAATATCTACATCAAATCAGCGTTGGGAGACGAACTGTTCCTTGACGTGAAAAAAAATCCTGAAAAATACCAGCTACTGCTTGACGGAGGTACTTATGAAACTAAATGTAAAAAGAAGATAATCATCACTGGACTTCGCGTAGCTTTGGCTTATTATACCTATGCCTGTATTGTCAAAAATGGAGATGGAAATGTATCCCGTTTCGGCTTCGTGAACAAGGAAGGTGAATATAGCAGTCATACAGTATTCAAGGAAAAGATGATGGTGTATAGCGATGCATGTAGTATAGCTGACCGCTACCTGAAAGAATGCGTGCTTTACCTAAAAGAATGCGGTATGCCACTTTATAACGGTGAAGGGAAATTAAAATCTAATAGAACTGTTTTTCGTGTAATAGGAGAATGAGCGATTCTGTTGACATATTAAAGAAACTGGCTCTTCAAGTAAGAAATGCATCTACAGAAGGAGAGAATACAGCTGAAAGAATTGGGCGCATATTTATCGGGATTCTAGAAAACATGGATAATTCTGATATAGAAAAGCTCACCAAATACTTTTTACGCAAAGATAAAGAAGACACTGCCAATGAGCTGATCACGTTTTTGAAAGGTCTTTTGATTGGTAAAAACGGTAGTGGAATTACTGTGCTTGAGAACGGTATGTCACAGGCTGTTGTCGATTATCTGTATGTCAAGGTCAAAGCCGTTTTTGATGAACTTGAGGTCAAGAAGAAAACGTATGTGGGTGGCGAGCAGGTGATTTCCCATGCAGGTATGAAATGCAACCGTGTAGATGAGTTGGATGCTGTTTACCGTTGTTATTTCAAGGAAGAGGAAGACGGAATTGAGATAGAGAACCAGTTTACTCCGGGATCTCTTGCCATAGCCCAGGAGTGCAATATCAAGACAGGCGTTTCTCATCATGTCGGCAACCGCTATTACTGGCGGTTGGTCACAGCAGTGGGTGAGAACTATATAGACTTGTCCAAGACCGTATGTGATCCTAATGTCGAGAACGATGTTCCGGTGGCAGGTGATGATATCGTGGGGTTAGGTCATAAGACCGATATGACCCGACAGGCGGCGATAATTCTCTCTTCGGTGAACGAAGTTTCTCCGTCCATCATCATGTATCAGGGTATTAATGATTTTACCTTGACTGGGAAAGATGTTATTTCTTTTGATTTTGACAAATCTACCGGCAAAGCCCGGATGAAGGTGTACGGAAATGCATACATTGGTGACAAGGATCGGACCACTTACATGGAATATACTCACGATAAAGGTGTTGATATCAAGGGTATGTTTCATATCGAACAAGGTTCCACTGGATGGCGTAATATGGAAGGTCTTCCGGATGAGATACAGGCGGCTGCCGATCTGGCCCAAAAGGCTCAGGATGCGATAGACAATGCGGCTGTCGGAAGTGTCAATCTGTTGCGTAATTCCGGGTTTACGGGAGATTATGAGACAGAGGACCTGTCTGCCGCTACCGAGCTATCGGCGGATACCGAACTTTTTAGCAAGCAACTGGAATATTGGACGGGAGTGGCTACCGTATCTGCGGACAGTGATGCCGGCTCCGGGTACTCTGCCGCAATCGGTAGTTTGTCCCAGTCCGTATCATTGATTAAAGGAGAAAGTTATGTTATCAGTTATAAAGCAAAGGGTACGTCTGTGTCTGTTTCGTGCGGTTCTTTCAGTGTTTCTCAACCTCTCACATCCTCTTATCAGAGATATACCCATAAGATCACCTTCAATGGCAGTGGTATATTTCTTATCAGTGGTACCGCAACCGTTTGTGACCTTCAGTTAGAGCGTGGGACCATCGCCACCGATTGGAAGCCTTCAATTCTTGATAACGACAAGTCCATGGCCGGTTTTCAGGCGATTAATTATATCGCCAGCGCGATCAAAGATGGTTCTGTGGATATCCTTGGCGGTCTGATCCTTGCCAATATGATCCAACTGGGCAACTACAAGGATGGCAAGATGCAGAAGGTCACCGCCGGAGTGAGCGGCATATACAATGACGATGATGATGTGGCGTTTTGGGCAGGAGGAAAACTGGAACAGGCGATTCTGACCGTAATGAAGTTTCGTAATGATCCGAATTATCAACCCACCGATGAAGAATGGGCGAATATGGCGAACTTTGTTGCGACTCATGGCGGTGATGTTTTTTTGAGAGGATATATCTATGCTCTAGGTGGTAAGTTCAGAGGGGAAGTCAATGCGGAAAGCGGAATCTTTAAAAATGTAAAGTCACCTAACGGTAATTTTAAAATTGATGAGGATGGCAATATATGGATAAAGGGAGAGGGAGAGTTTAGTGGTACTGTCAATGTTATATCATCCAATGGTTACAAGATCGTAATATCCCCTGAGGATGAGTATTCCGTACCGTCTATCAGAATGTATGATTATAATGGGGAAGAACTGTTCAGTATCTCCCTACAGTACGGACTTGGAGGGATGATTCCCAATATTTCCATGTTCGATCCTTTCAACAGTAATAGATTGTATTTCCGCCCGGACAGTATGGTTGTCGAGCAAAAAGGAAGTGACGGTTATATATATCAGACCCAGATAATGGGAGGACGCATCATTATGGTTAAAGGATCTGAGATTGTATGGGATCAAAACCAACTGCCTAAATAAAATGAAGTGATATGGAACTTAATTCGATCAATAAAACAGGTACTTGGAGTGAGGCGGCAGACCGTCTTAACAACAACTTTAGCAAGACGTCCGCCGAAGTGGAGAAGGTCAAGCAGAACGGCATCCGCAACAAAGGCTTGTTCTCTAGTCTTAAATTGCTGGAAGAGACTGTCCCATCTCCAGTTGTGGGCGACTGGGCCGTCGTGGGGGATACCATACCCGGTCCTATATATGATTGCAAGATAAAGGGGAAATGGAGTCCTACAGGAACAACCGGAGGCGGTGGAAGTGTTGACCTTTCCGGCATCTTGACAGCCGAGGAGATAGATGATGTAACATCAATATTATAGGTATGAAAATTAATTATCAGTCCGATTTTAAGATCATAGAGAAGAACTTGAATGGGGATGTGAATACTCCCTTCCGGTTCACTTACCGTACAGTCCTGTCGGGATGTGTTGTTGCGGAGTTTGACGGGCACGGGTACAAGAACTGCCGTAGGCTTGATGATGGTAGTCTGCTGGTCATTTTTGACAGGCATGGACTCCGTCCCGGCACTCTGTCGGTCAAACGCGAATACTATCTTTCTGATGCTGATTTTGCCGATGGTATCTGCAATCTTGTATCGGTGGAGATTACAGGTGTTATCCTCGTTTCCGGCAAGACGGATGAGAGCACAGCGGAGATCATTCCCTATCCGGATTATGCCGCATACAATGCGGTGCAGAGCGTATCTCTGTCAGATCAGGAGTATGATGATGTGCTGAGTGATTTTAAGAGTTAATCAATAATTACATAAAATAACAACAGTCCAAGTTCCGGCGGAACTTAGGCTAAAAATAAGATACATTATGGTAAAAATGCA